ATAACATATATGCACTTTTTGTTTTAGGATAGGCTTAAAACAAATACAGGCAAAACTAAAAACTTTATTAGGCTAACAATAGGAGAACATCATGGCAACATTAGCTGAAATTCGCGCAAAACTCAAGGAACAAGAAACCCGCAGTTCCGACGGTAATCAACGTTCAGGTGGAGATAATTCAATTTATCCATTCTGGAATCTCAAAGAAGGTCAAGAATCAGTAGTTAGATTCTTACCAGACGGTGATGCAGACAATACATTTTTCTGGATCGAACGTCAAATCATTAAACTACCATTTGCTGGCATCAAAGGCAGCACAGAATCAAAACAAGTTCAGGTCCAAGTACCCTGCATGGAAATGTACGGCGGCACTTGCCCAATCTTGGCAGAAGTTCGCGGCTGGTTTAAAGATCCAAATCTCGAAGATATGGGTCGTAAGTATTGGAAAAAGCGTAGTTACATTTTCCAAGGTTTTGTAACAGATGATGGTTTGAAAGAAGATGCGCCAGCTGAGAATCCTATCCGTAGGTTCATTATCGGCCCGCAGATCTTCCAACTTATCCGCGGTGCGTTGCTTGATCCAGAAATGGATAACCTGCCAACTGACACTCTACACGGTGTAGATTTCAAACTTGCTAAAACTAGCAAGGGTGGCTATGCAGACTACTCAACTAGTTCGTGGAAACGTCGCGAACGTCCGTTAAGTGACGACGAGCAAGCCGCAGTTAAGGCACATGGCCTTTACAACCTCAAAGACTTCTTGCCTAAGAAGCCCGGAGATGTTGAACTCAAAGTTATCAAAGAGATGTTTGAAGCATCTGTTGATGGCGAACCATATGATATGGAACGTTGGGGTCAATATTTCAAGCCAGCCGGTATGAGCCAAGCTACAGGTGATCCTAACACCAAAGCAAAGCCAGCCGCATTGGCATCCGACGATGAATCATATGATGATGATGCACCAGCTGCCGTAGTCAAAGCTACACCAGCTGCCACAGCAAGTGCGCCTGCAAGTACAGGTGGCCGTGCTGAAGACATCCTGTCAATGATTCGTAATCGCAAGCAACAATAAGTCTGAAAACCGATAAGGGCCTTGCGCCCTTATCGCCATCTTAGGAGTATAACTATGGCAACAAAAGCATTTGATTTAACAAAGTTTAGAAAAACTTTAACTAAGAGCATCGACGGACTCGGTGTTGGATTTAATGATCCAACAGACTGGGTCAGTACCGGCAACTACGCTCTTAACTACTTGATTAGTGGAGACTTTACTAAAGGTGCACCGCTGGGAAAAGTAACAGTATTCGCCGGTGAGTCTGGCGCAGGTAAATCTTATATCTGCTCAGGCAACCTTATCAAGGCAGCACAACAACAAGGCATTTATGTAGTGCTAGTTGATAGTGAAAACGCACTTGATGAAAAATGGTTACACGCACTAGGTGTTGACACCAGTGAACAAAAACTATTAAAACTCAACATGGCTATGATTGACGACGTGGCAAAAACCATTAGTGAATTCATGAAAGAATACAAAACTATGCCCGAGGAAACTCGTCCAAAAGTATTATTTGTAATCGATTCATTAGGCATGTTGTTAACGCCAACTGACGTTAATCAGTTTGAAGCAGGCGAAATGAAAGGTGACATGGGTCGTAAACCTAAAGCACTTACCTCACTAGTTCGTAACTGTGTAAACATGTTTGGTAGCTATAATGTTGGATTGATCTGTACTAATCACACCTACGCTAGTCAAGACATGTTTGATCCAGATGATAAAATCTCAGGAGGTCAAGGTTTTATCTATGCAAGCTCAATCGTTGTAGCTATGCGTAAATTAAAACTAAAAACTGACGCTGATGGTAATAAAACTACAACTGTTAACGGTATTCGTGCAATGTGCAAGATTATGAAAACACGTTACAGTAAACCTTTTGAAACAGTACAGGTTGAAATTCCTTACGCAACAGGTATGAGTCCGTACAGTGGCCTAACAGACTTAGCAGAAGCTAAAGGTATGTTAATAAAAGATGGCAACAGACTTAAATACGTTTCTACAGATGGTACAGAGCTAAAGATGTATCGTAAAGAATGGGAACGTAACGAACAAGGCGGTTTGGATAAAATCATGCTTGAGTTTAACGATGCACCTGTAGTACAATCTAATGTAGATCCCGAAACTGGAGAAATTTTAGAAAATGAATGAAAATCAAATTGCAGATATTTGGATGCTCTTCAAAGAGTATGTTGATAAAAAGGCTATCGAAGCGTTAGGTGAGAGATATATTGATCTGTTAGCAGACCATGGCATCACTGACAAACAACTTCGAGCATCTATTGGGTTTGACGAAACCTTAGACGAAGCTATCGAGTATTATCTTGATCAAGACACTGTCGACGATGACGGCGATGAGGAAGATAACTGGGACTTTGACGAGGCTGAAGAATGATTCACGATTTCATTGAAATCGACGAGGCATAAATGGGTTGGTATACCGACGTATCTAAAGATATTTCAAATATTCCAAATGCTGTGGCATATTTTGAAGCCGAGTTGTTGGCAGCAAAGAATGATACCCGTATAACGGGAAATATTGAAAAGGCAGCTGCCAGTATGCCAGGTATCGTGGAGCATAGATTCAGTCAGCTTCAGGAAATTGAAGCAATATTGGAATATTTGAATATCGAGTTGAGGCGTTTACGAAGCCAACTGTTTCGTAAATACCTCGAAACTTACCAACGAGCATTAACATCACGAGATGTTGAAAAATATGTCGATGGTGAGGCGGATGTTGTTGATTATGAAAAGATTATCAACGAGTTTGCCTTACTTCGCAACAAATGGCTAGGCATTACTAAAGGCCTAGACATCAAGCAATGGCAACTTTCAAACATTATTAAACTTAGAGTAGCTGGAATGGAAGATGCTAGTCTATGACACCTGTAGATTTTCTACTAGAGCAAATTTATCAATCATTACCGATTGCTGAAACAACTATCCCGAAGAAAGATTTACGAATTATTGTAAGTCTTAAAAAACAGGTACAACAACACAGCTTTTTAACTGAAAATCAAAGTAGGTTACTGATAAAGATTCTGAAAGAAAACTTAAAATCAATATTGGTAATCAATCCTGACGCAGA